CATTCATTTTGAAAAATCTTTACTTTAATCTTTTTTCTTTTCGCCTTTTTGTGTCCAGATTATTGACTATGGTCCACTTGCAAAGGCGGATGCTGAGGAAAATGAAACGATTTTTGAAGGCATTGACAGAATCGACTTCAAGGAAAACTACATCGATGACGATGCCCTTTTTGATGAGGAATACGAAAATGCCTGCGAATTTGAATGGGAGTGCATGACTGGAAGATAAACTTCCCTGCACTTTCCACACAGCCCCTAACCTAAGGGACTGTGTGGCTCGTACCGAAGAAATATAGTACACAAAATCTGAGCCATATATTTGTGCAGTATATTTTTTCGTTATGACTTGCTATCCTTGAATTTGTATGGTAACATGGTTACAATGGGAATAGAATCTCAATTACAAAAAAGCCCACCGGGGCATAAAAATAAATGATACAGACTTGCTTTTTGGCAGGTCTTTTTTGTTGAGGGAGGTGATGCAATGGCAAGATTTAAACCAACACGCTTTATGGCGGAAGATTCCAAATACAATAAAAAGGCGGCAGATTATGCTGTTTCCTTTATCGAATGCCTTAGTCATACCAAAGGCACATGGGCAGGAAAAAAGTTTGAATTGCTGGACTGGCAGGAACAGATTATCCGTGATTTGTTTGGAATCTTGAAACCGAACGGCTATCGGCAATTCAACACGGCTTACATTGAAATTCCGAAGAAAAATGGCAAATCAGAACTTGCCGCTGCAGTTGCCCTGCTGCTCACCTGCGGTGACGGTGAAGAACGTGCCGAAGTTTACGGCTGTGCTGCCGACCGCCAACAGGCTGCCATAGTGTTTGATGTGGCTGCCGACATGGTGCGAATGTGCCCTGCCCTTTCCAAGCGAGTGAAAATCCTGACCTCACAAAAGCGTATCGTGTACATCCCGACCAACAGTTTCTATCAGGTGCTTTCGGCAGAAGCCTATAGTAAACATGGTTTCAACATTCACGGAGTTGTGTTTGATGAGCTTCATACGCAGCCGAACCGAAAGCTGTTTGATGTTATGACCAAAGGTTCCGGCGATGCCAGAATGCAGCCTTTGTATTTTCTTATCACAACTGCCGGAACTGATACAAATTCAATCTGCTATGAAGTACATCAAAAAGCAAAGGACATTCTGGAAGGCAGAAAGCATGATCCGACTTTCTATCCGGTTATTTATGGTGCAGATGAATCGGAAGATTGGACTGACCCGAAGGTTTGGAAAAAGGCAAATCCAAGTCTGGATAAGACCATCGGCATGGATAAGGTGGTGGCTGCGTGTAATTCTGCAAAGGAAACTCCTGGTGAAGAAAATGCGTTTAGGCAACTGCGTTTGAACCAATGGGTAAAACAGGCTGTTCGTTGGATGCCAATGGAAAAGTGGGACAAATGCAAGGTTGCTTTTGATGAAGAGATGCTTGCTGGGCGTATCTGCTATGGTGGACTTGACCTTTCCAGTACAACAGATATTACAGCTTTTGTACTTGTCTTTCCACCTACTGAAGATGATGAACATTATTATGTTTTGCCTTACTTCTGGTTGCCGGAAGAAACACTGCCACTTAGAGTAAGACGTGACCACGTTCCATATGATATATGGGAACGACAAGGCTATCTGAAAACTACTGAAGGAAATGTGGTTCACTATGGTTTTATCGAAAACTTCATCGATGAACTGGGGCAGAAATTTCACATCAAAGAGATTGCTTTCGACCGTTGGGGTGCGGTGCAGATGTCACAGAATCTGGAGGGGCTTGGTTTTACGATGGTGCAGTTCGGGCAGGGTTACAAAGATATGTCACCGCCTACCAAGGAACTGATGAAACTGACTCTGGAACAGACCCTTGCCCACAACGGACACCCTGTTCTTCGGTGGATGATGGATAACATTTTCATCAGGCGTGACCCTGCCGGAAATATCAAGCCGGATAAAGAAAAATCCACAGAGAAGATTGACGGTGCGGTTGCCATGATCATGGCTCTTGACCGTGCAATCCGCTGTGGATGCGTTTCTGATGAGTCGGTTTATGATACGAGGGATATGCTGGTGTTATAGGTTTGATTATCTTTGCAAACTGGAATTTCTTGAATGGTCGGATATTCTCCGTTATGATCTTTTAAATATCCATTAATTTGATCTTGAGTAATATTCATATATGCAATTTGTGTGGAAACCTGCATTTCCTTATCTGTATAACTCATCTTCTCTAATCTCCTCCATTTCTTGATTAAATTCATCAATACTCATTTTCCAAATACCTTCCTCTGCTCCCCGTGCTACTTCTTCATATTTTGTGTTCAAAAAATGAATCAAGTCGGAATTGCAGGAAAGGGAGGGATACTCGCTATAATATTCTTCTACAGTTTTCTCATCATCCAACAATATAAAAGTAACTCTTAAAAAACGAGGATTTGTATCAGAAACAATACTTTTCATAAAGAAATATAATTCTTCATTACTATAGCAATCTAAAAAATCAGAAGATAGATACAAATCAATCTTTGGTTGAACGCTATATGCAGACATCTCATCATTGTATTCTTCAATTGTGATATTCGTATTCTTGATTTCTTTTTCTTTAAACGGAATGCTCGGAACATCTACATCAATGTAAAAATACAAATTGACATCGGCGAAGGTTTTTTCCACGATTTTCTTGTATTGGTCTCCAATGATCGATTGGATATAATCATCTTTTCCGCCACGTGTTTCAATCAGGCTATACACCTCAAACAATAAATCAGGATTATTTACTGGATATGCAATTGTTCGATGAGAATCCATGATAGTTTTCACTTCGAACTCTTCTCCATACTTTTCGTATAGCTGCTCTTTCGCAAATTTTGCTAAATCTTTACTGTCATAAATAACACAGCCTGTCAGCCAGATTGTATTTGTAAAAACAACAGCACATAAAGCTGCTATAGAAAAAAGATGATGAATGATGTTCTTTCTCACTCTTGCATTCTCACTTTCTGTAAAAATCACCGGAATTTTTGCGATGTAAATGGTTAATGCCCATCACATCAGCTGTATAGCATTTCATATTTTACTTTAGTATAAATGAGCATTTCCAGCGACTTGCACAAAAATATGTCATAATTTCACATGATAATCCCGTTTTTAATTGCAGAGAGAGCATAAATGGTTGGGAATTGTTGTGCAAAATGACGGTGCATGCTCATTTATAGTTACTTTAAATAAAATTTCACATTGTCATCAACCTACTCTCTCTTTTTGCAACGCAGCAATTCATGATTGCCGGAAAGGCTGCTTTAAATCAATCCTTTTTCAGCATCTTCACTTCTTCCGGCTCTTCCGGCTGATGGAAAAGCCAAAGGCAAGTTGAATTTGCTGTCATGGTAGCAACAACAAGGGCCAATGCTGCCATTGTACCGCCTACCCAGAACGGATGGTCTTCTGTCGTTTCGATAATCTCATCATTGATTTTAAGATAAAGTACTATTTATATTGAATAAAATTAGCTTGTTATTTATAAATATTAGGATTAAAAATTCTATTTCCTTTCAATGTGCTTAAGTCATTGAAATCAATATCATATTTAATTGCGTGCTTTTTTAAATCCTTTAAATTATAGTATTGATAAATATTTTCATACTCATCAATTTCCATACAAATATTATCTTCTGCAATTTCATGCTCATAGACGATATATATATCATTAACTTTTTGAATAGCATATGAATACCAATAATACTTATTTCCTTTTAGTATTCTTTTACGTATTCCAATCTGCTTACCTTTTTCAAGTTTGAGATAGTTTGCATTCATCTTGTACTTTCACCACCATACCCCAGATATTAGAATTTACCAAATTAACAAAGCACGATTTATAGAGTTTCTACCCTACATTCTGTTTAGTTTAGTATATTATACCACACCCCAACCCTCAAAGTCAAGAAAGGAGTGATTCTTATGGGTATTTTTACAGGACTATTCAAGTCCAGAGATAAGCCGACCAACAGCTATGATTCGCCGTCCTACACATATTTCTTTGGACGAGCCAACAGCGGTAAACGTGTCACCGACAGAACAGCCTTACAGCATATTGCGGTTTATGCCTGTGTGCGTGTGCTGTCAGAAGCGATTGCACAGCTGCCGCTTCATGTGTACAAATACAACGAAAATGGAAAGGAGCGAGTGCCACAGCATCCGCTTTACTTTTTGCTCCACGATCAACCAAATCCTGAAATGACCTCTTTTGTTTTCCGAGAAACCTTGATGTCCCACCTGCTGATTTACGGCAATGCCTATGCACAGATTATCCGAAATGGCAGAGGTGATGTTTTAGGATTGTATCCTCTGATGCCTGACAAAATGAAGGTTGACCGTGATGAGAAAAACCGCCTGATATACATTTACAGCCGTTACGATGAAGCAAATCCGAACCTGAAAGAACAGGGTGATATTGTTCTTTATGCCGATGAAGTCCTGCATATTCCAGGACTGGGATTCGATGGCTTGGTGGGATATTCGCCGGTTGCACTTGCAAAAAATGCAATCGGCATTTCTATTGCCTGTGAGGAATATGGAGCATCGTTTTTTGGAAACGGTGCTTCACCAAGTGGCGTGTTAGAACACCCCGGAGTGATCAAAAATCCGGAGCGTGTGCGTGATGCGTGGCAGAGAGCCTATGGTGGAAGAAACGCCCACAAGGTCGCAGTCCTCGAAGAGGGCATGAAGTTCACACCCATTGCAATTCCGAATAATGAAGCACAGTTTCTGGAAACCCGAAAGTTTCAGATTGAGGAAATCGCAAGAATGTACAGAGTGCCGCTCCATATGATCGGTGACCTTGACCATGCAACGTTTTCAAATGTGGAACATCTGTCATTGGATTTCGTCAAATACAGCCTTGACCCTTGGATCGTTCGCTGGGAGCAGTCCTTACAGAAAGCACTCTTGTCTGATTTTGAAAAGGGGCAGTATTTCGTGAAGTTCAATGTAGACGGACTTTTGCGTGGCGATTATGCTTCCCGTATGCAGGGCTATGCTACCGCAAGACAGAACGGTTGGATGTCGGCAAATGACATCCGAGAACTTGAAGATATGAATATGCTTTCAGACGAAGAGGGCGGAAATCTGTATCTCGTAAATGGCAGCTTTACAAAACTCGCAGATGCAGGTGCATTTGCAAATCAAAATTCAGAAAAGGAGGAGAAAACCGAATGAAGAAATTCTGGAACTTTATCCAAAATGAAGATACATCAGAAACGGAACTTCTGTTTAACGGTCCTATCTCTGAAGATACCTGGTGGGGCGATGAAGTGACACCTGCTTTGTTTCGTGATGAACTCGCAAAGGTCAGCGGAAACTTGACGGTCTGGCTGAACTCGCCAGGCGGCGATGTGTTCGCTGCAAGTCAGATTTATTCCATGCTGAAAAATCACAAAGGCAAGGTAACCGTGAAAATCGACGGCATTGCTGCCTCTGCCGCTTCTGTTGTGGCAATGGCAGGCGATGAAACCTTGATTGCACCGACTGCCCTAATGATGATTCACGACCCCAGCACTTGTGCTATGGGAAACAAGGCAGATATGGAAAAAGCTATCATCTTGCTTGATGAAGTCAAAGAGAGTATCATCAATGCCTACGAAACCAAATCCCACCTCAGCAGAAACAAGATCGCAAAGCTGATGTCCGATGAAACATGGCTCAATGCAAAAAAGGCTCATGAAATGGGATTTGTGGACGGGATTCTCTTTGCAGATAATAAAAAGTCCGTTCCTGAAAAGGAAAGTGAACTGAATGAGGAAGAACCTGAAAAAGAAGATTCTCTTACCGCAATGACCTATTCCAAATCGAAGAATCTATCTGCATTCTTATCCAAAGTATCTGCATCGGCAGAATCCGTTACAGGCACACCAATTGACCAGCTTGAAAAAAGACTGGCACTTTTGAAATATTGATTGGAGGAATTGATTATGACGATTAAAGAACTCAGAGAAAAGAGAAAGAAGGCTTGGGACACTGCCCGTGATTTTCTCGACAGCAAGAGAAATGCAAACGGCGTTCTCAGCGAGGAAGATTCCAAGACCTACGATGCGATGGAGCAGACCATTGTTGACCTTGGCAAAGAAATTCAGCGTTTGGAACGACAGGCTGAAATCGAAGCAGAAATGAATAAGGCAACTTCCACTCCTGTTCTCGGAAAACCCGCAACTCCGAATGTAACTGAAAAGACAGGTACAGCAAGCGACACCTATAAAACAGCATTCTGGAACAGCATCAGAAACCGCAATTGGATCGATGTCCACGATGATTTGCACATTGGCACAGACGCAGAGGGCGGCTATCTTGTGCCGGACGAGTTTGAACGAAAACTGGTGGAAGCGTTGGAGGAAGAGAGTATTTTCCGTCAGATGGCAACGGTCATTAAAACTTCCAACGGTGATCGCAAGATTCCGATTGTGACTTCCAAGGGCGAGGCTGTGTGGATGGACGAGGAACAGCAGTATTCTCTCTCTGATGATACGTTCGGGCAGGCATCGCTTTCTGCATATAAACTGGGAACAGCAATCAAAATTTCTGAGGAACTTCTCAATGACAGCGTATTTGACTTGCCGTCCTACATTGCAAAGGAGTTTGCAAGAAGAATCGGTGCAAAGGAAGAAGAGGCTTTCTTCGTTGGTGATGGCAAGGGTAAACCGACCGGCATTTTCAATGCAACGGGCGGTGCGGAAGACGGCACTTCCACCACAGGTGCAAGCATTACATTTGATGACGTCATGGAACTTTTCTACTCCCTCAGAAGTCCGTACCGCAAAAAGGCAGTGTGGGTGCTCAATGATTCCACTGTGAAGGCACTTCGCAAGCTGAAGGACAACACAGGTAACTACATCTGGAATCCGTCTGTGCAGGCTGGTGTACCAGATACCATTCTCAATCGTCCTTACAAGACATCCAGCTATGTGCCGGAAATCAAGGCTGGCAATAAGTGCATGGCATTCGGTGACTTTAGTTATTACTGGGTGGCCGATAGACAGGGACGCTCTTTCAAGAGATTGAATGAACTCTTTGCTATGACAGGTCAAGTTGGTTTCCTTGCAAGTCAGCGTTTGGACGGCAAGTTGATTCTTCCGGAAGCAATCAAGACACTCACCATTAAGAAAGCGTGATGCTATGATTACGCTGAAAGAGGCGAAAAACTATCTGAGAGTGGATTATGAGGAAGACGATAGTCTGATTCAGAATCTGCTTTCTACAGCAAAAAATCTGGTAATGGACGTTGGCAGAATGGACGAATCAGCATTTGCTGAAAATGAAGATACTGTGCGGACAGCGATGCTTTTCGCACTTGGTTATCTTTATGAAAACAGGAGTAATCCTGATTACAAAAAGCTGACCTTAAATCTTCGTTCAATTCTGTTTGCACAGCGAGAAGGTGTGATGTAATGGAAATCGGAAAGCTGAATCAGCGTATCACCATTCTGGAGAACCGAACAGTTGTGGACGAAATCGGAAACCATACTTCCAAGTGGGACGAGGTTTTCTCCTGCTGGGCAAAAGTCGGCGTGAAAAGCTCTGCCGAACAAGTGAATACGGGAGTCACCAGAGAAATACAGTCCGTGTCATTCCTTGTCCGGCAGAGTTCCTATCTGCTGTCTTTGAACGCCACAACACACAGGATTCTGTTCCGTGGACAGACATTTGATATTGTCAGTGTAAAACCCGACTATGAAAAAATGGACTATCTCACAATTGAGGGAGAAGTCCGAAAGGCAGGTACTCCCAGTGACATCTATTGATGACATGACAAGTGAGATCATGAAAGGCTTACAGGAATATGCTGACCTTGCCGATACAGAGGTGAAAAAAGCAGTCCGAAAAACTGCAACCGAAGTTAGAAAAGAGATATCTTCAAATGCTCCGGAAAACACTGGTGCTTACGAAAAAAGCTGGACAGCCAAAAAAGTCAGCGAGAACAGCCATTCTCTGCAAATGACGGTATATTCCAAGAACCGCTATCAGCTGGCTCATTTATTGGAGCATGGTCACGCCAAGCGTGGCGGTGGGCGTGTTGCAGGAAAACCGCATATTGCTCCTGCAGAAGAAAAGGGTGCGGAAATGCTTGAGAACCTCATAAAGGAGGCGTTGTCATGACCTATGAAGAAATCCATGAAATGATGCAGGAAACGGGGCTGCCTTTCGCATATCACCATTTTGCCGAGGGAGAATCTCCACAGCCGCCCTTTTTGCTGTTTCTCTCTCCCGGTGAGCATGCATTCGGTGCGGATAATACGATGTATTACAGCTTCAAACAGCTGGACATTGAACTGTACACGGATAAGAAATCACCGGAAGTAGAAAAACACATCGAGGAAATTTTAAGGCAACATCACATTTTTTACAACAAGACAGAAGCATGGATAGAGTCTGAAAGGCTCTATGAAGTGCTTTATGAAATGGAGGTTTGATTTTATGGCGAACAAGAAAAACAAGGTTAAATTCGGTTTGCAGAACGTCTACTGGGCAAAAATCAATGAGTGGGGTGAAGATCCAGACGGCAACAAAACTGTCCCGGCATATGGTCCGTCAAAGCATCTGCCCGGTGCCGTATCGCTTTCTATTGACGCAAACGGCGAAGCAGAGAATTTCTTTGCGGACAATGGTGTTTATTATGTCATCAACAACAATGCAGGATATACAGGTGACCTTGAAATCGCCCTTATAACAACTGAATTTGCAACTGAAATCTTAGGAGAAATCCTTGATAACAATGGTGTTCTGGTGGAAAAGAATGATACGGAACTTGCACAGTTTGCATTGATGTTTGAATTTCTGGGTGACAAGCACCACATCCGTCATGTAATGTATTGTTGCAGTGCGTCACGTCCTGCAACGGAATCTGCAACCACCGAAGAAAGCACAGAAGTCAAGACTGAAAAACTGTCACTGAAAGCTACTCCTTTGCCGACAGGTCTTGTGAAGTCCAAAACTACTGAAAGCACCACTGATGCAGTATATAATAACTGGTTCAAGATGCCGTATAACCCTGATACAACAGTCAAATCTTCTACAAAATCATCATAAGGAGGTATTGCTATGGCTATTCAGAAAAATATTACAATTGATGGGATTGAAGTGTCTTTTAAGGCAAGTGCTGCTGTGCCACGTTTGTATCGTCTGAAATTCCGCAGAGATATTTATAAGGACTTTGCTGCACTGAAAACTGAAGTCACTGAGGGTGATGAAAATAAAAGCGAAATAGGCATTGAAAGCCTTGAAGTTTTTGAAAATATCGCCTACATCATGGCAAAACACGCTGATTCCAATGTTCCTGATAACCCTGATGATTTCCTGGAACAGTTTAACACATTCAGCATTTATGAGATTCTTCCTCAGCTTATCGAACTCTGGGGACTGAACACAGCAACGCAGGTAGAATCTAAAAAAAACATCGCCAAACTGACCGCCCGATGACAACTCCGCTTTTTCTTCTGAGATGCAAACAGCTCGGTCTTTCTATGACCGAGCTGGATTTGCTTACTATTGGACTGATCAATGATATGTTCACGGAACGTGAAAATGATGAATATTCAGGGTGGAATGAACTTGCTTCTCAAAGTGATATGGATATGTTTTGATTACAAGTCATTTTCCTGTATTCTTTTTTGAGCAATGCCGTATACTTCTTCATCGGCTCTGGCACCAATTACAATAATCAGCATCTTATCATTTTGCTTGACAACTTTGTATACGACTCTAAGACCTGCACTTTTCAGTTTGACTTTCAGAAAGCCAGTTAGGTCATTGCCGTTTTTGTTTCCAAGCGGTTTTCCATACCCGCCTTCATAAACAGGAAGCGGATTTTGTTTCACTTTCTTGATTGCTTTTAAGACCAGTATTCTTTGACTTCCGTCAAGCGATTTTAAATCACTTTCGGCTTCCGGCAGATATTCTACTTCCCAATTCATTCAAATTCTACCTCATCAAAGTCGGTTAAATCATCGTCTGTGATTCCGAGTTCTTTCATAACTTGTTCTTCCGGAATTGTTTCTTCCGGATTGAATTTTTCCATTCGTTTTACAGCCAGAGTGAGTAAGCGGGCATCATTCACTTCATCCATCAGGCTGACATATTCATCCGGAGAAAGAAGTACACATTCCGGTGCATTGTTCTTCATAACAACTTTTGCACCGCTGTTTTTGACATCCTGAAAAATTTTTCCTGCAAGTCCACGATTGAACTGCGAAATAGAAATGGTATTTTGAATTGCTGCAATAATGTTCATACGCTACACCTCCACTTATAGTATACGTCATTTTTGCAGAAATGTCAATAGATTTGCTGATAAAAAAACTGATTATTTTATTTGAATCGAGGTGAAACCACAGTGGCAAACAGAATCAAGGGTATCACCGTTGAGATCGGCGGTGATACGACCAAGCTGTCCAAAGCTTTAGAGGGTGTAAACAAGAACATTAAAAACACCCAATCACAGCTGAAAGACGTAGAGAAACTCCTGAAGCTTGACCCAAAGAACACAGAGCTGCTTTCACAGAAGCAGAAACTTCTTGCTGACAGCATTTCTGCCACAAAAGATAAACTTGCAACGCTGAAAACTGCCGCAGAACAGGCAAATACTGCTCTTGCAAATGGTGACATCACACAACAGCAGTATGATGCCTTACAGCGTGAAATTGTCGAAACAGAAAATGAACTGAAACGTTTGGAATCAGAAGCCAAAAATGCAAATTCTGAACTTGCTAAAATCGGTGAGGCTGGACAGGTTTTGCAGAATGTTGGCGATAAAATTTCAGGTGCAGGTGAAAAACTTCTGCCTGTTACCGCAGGTGTAACTGCTCTTGGAACTGTTGCTGTGAAAACCGCCTCCGACTTTGATTCTGCAATGTCAAAGGTTGCCGCTGTTTCCGGTGCAACGGGTGATGATTTACAGGCTTTGCGTGATAAAGCCCGTGAAATGGGCAGCAAAACAAAATTTTCAGCAAGTGAAGCTGCCGAAGCGATGAACTATATGGCGATGGCAGGCTGGAAAACAAATGATATGCTGTCGGGTATTGACGGCATCATGAATCTTGCAGCAGCATCAGGCGAAGATCTTGCCACAACATCGGATATTGTCACAGATGCACTCACTGCATTTGGACTGACAGCACAGGATAGCGGTCATTTTGCTGATGTTTTAGCGGCAGCATCAAGCAATGCAAATACAAATGTATCTATGCTCGGTGAGTCGTTCAAATACTGTGCTCCGATTGCAGGTGCTTTAGGTTTTTCTTGCGAAGATACCGCTGAAGCACTTGGCTTAATGGCAAACGCCGGTATCAAGTCTACACAGTCCGGCACTTCCATGCGTTCCATTATGACTGCACTTTCGGGAGAAGTCAAATTCTGTTCTGAATCCTTTGGAGAAATGGAAATCGCAACCACCAATTCAGACGGTTCAATGCGAAGTTTATCCGATATTTTAGCAGACTGTAGGGTTGCATTTGATCAGATGTCCGAATCCGAAAAAGCGAGTGCCGCAGAAACTCTTGTGGGCAAAAATGCTATGTCGGGATTTCTTGCTCTGATGAATGCCGCACCTGCGGATATTGATAAATTGTCGGGTGCCATTGCAAACTGTGATGGTACTTCTCTACAAATGGCGGAAACTATGCAGGACAATCTCGCAGGACAGCTTACCATTCTGAAGTCACAGCTTGAGGAACTGGCTATTTCTTTCGGAGAAATTCTGATGCCTGTTATTCGTGACATCATCACCAAAATACAGGGATTTGTGGACAAGCTGAATGCCCTTGACCCTGCAACAAAACAGACCATTATCAAAATTGGATTGATGGCTGCGGCTTTGGGACCGCTTTTGATTGTTGTGGGTAAGACGATTTCTTCTATCGGAAGCATGATGACATTCATTTCAAAAATTCCGACAATGATTGCAGGGGCTAAGACTGCATTTTCAACGCTTGGTGCTGCAATTGGTGGTATTTCTGCTCCTGTGGTGGCTGTCGTTGCGATTATTGCAACGCTGGTTGCTGCCTTTGTGCATTTGTGGAACACCAATGAGGACTTCAAAAACAGCATTTTTTCCATCTGGGAACAGATAAAGTCTACCTTTGAACGTCTGACATTCGGAATCGTTGACAGAGTGAATGCATTGGGCTTTAACTTTCAGAGTTTCGGCGATATGCTGAAATCTCTGTGGAACGGTTTGTGCAGTGTGCTTGCCCCTGTATTTGAGGGTGTATTTCAGCATATTTCGGATATTTTCACCTTTGTGACGGATACTATTCTGAGCGTGCTTGATGTATTTATCGGCTTATTTTCGGGAAACTGGGAACAGTGCTGGAACGGTATCAAAGGCATTTTTACAGGTATCTGGGACTTTGTAGTCAACCAGTTCAGCAATATTCTGAACACACTGACAGGTGTGGCAGATGTATTTCTCGGTTGGTTCGGAACATCATGGGATGAAGTCTGGACAAGTATAAAAGATTTCTTCGTTGGAATCTGGGACAGCATTTGTTCCGCTTTTCAGGCTGTTGCTGACTTTTTCACAAATATCTGGAATGCAATCTCCACGTTTTTTACAACGATAGCAACTGCGATCTATACCACAGCGGTTACGATTTTTACTTCTGTATATGACTTCTTCGCAGGAATTCTGACCAGTATTCACGACTTTTTTGCCAACATTTTCAATGCAATATGGACGGTTATTTCAACTGTCTGCACCACTATTTACGACACGATTTCAAGCATCTGGAATGCGATTTACAGCTTTATTTCGCCTCTTTTAGAGGCATTTAAATATCTGTTTGAAACCATTTTTCAGGCAATTCATATCATTATCAGCAATGTGATGGATTGGATTTCGGAAAAGATACAAACCATATGGAATGCGATTGTTGCATTTCTTACCCCTCTGCTTGAGGGGATTAAAATGTTTTTTGAAACAATATGGAATGCTATTTATACAGCAATTTCGACGACATTAAGCACTATTTCAAGCGTTGTTACATCGGTCTGGAACGCAATTTCAAGTTTCATTTCAAGCATAATGAACACCATAAGCTCTGTCATTTCAGGTGTATGGAATGCAATCAGCAGTGCTGTTTCAAGTGTGGTAAATGCTATCCGAAGCACAGTATCTTCCGTATGGAACAGCATTTCTTCCACAATTTCATCGGTGATGAATACGATTCATTCAACTGTAACAAGCATCTGGAATAACGTGAAATCTTCAATTGGTTCTATTATCAGCGGTATTTACACCACGATCAAGGGCGGTTTTGATAATGCTGTCAATTATGTCAAAGGTCTTGCATCTGATGCCTGGAACTGGGGACGAGATATTGTTTCCAACATCATTGATGGCTTGAGAAGTATGATCGGCAGTCTTGCTGACAGTGTATCAAATATCGCTGATACGATCCGCAGTTATCTGCACTTTTCCGTTCCTGATGTAGGTCCGCTGACAGACTTTGAAAGCTGGATGCCTGACTTCATGAATGGCTTGGCGGACGGTATTAATAAAAGCAAAAAGGTTGTAGCAAAGGCGGTTTCAGGTGTTGCGGATACAATGAGAGTAACGCTCAATTCTGATCTCAACTACAATCTTGACGGAATGACAGGTGCGATTATGAATGGCAGTTCTGAAAGTTCTGTTGTCAATAATTACTATAATAACGACAACAGCCGCACAGTGAATCAGACCAATAATAGTCCGAAATCACTGTCACGGCTGGAGATTTATCGGCAGACGAAGAATGCGGTGAAAATTTAAAAGGAGCGATTTTGATTGCTCCTTTTACTCTACAAATTGGAATTTACACAACAGATTTTCTATTGTAATTTGTGACATCGCTGCCTATTTTACTATATAAAGTTTTTACATCTAATTCTTTATTTTTAAGTGCTAATAATTCGTTATTTGTAGCTCCAATAAATTCTACAAAATCAACTCGTCCATTTTTTGTATTTAGTGTCTGAAATTTTGTATCTGGTATTGTTATAAACCCTGTTATATTTGAGACCTGCCTTGAATCGATCCCCGCCGTTTGTCCTGTATATAAATATTCAAACGGATTAAATATTTCTCCGCTTTCAAAGGTAAGACGTGCTATTTGTTGTAATAATCCGCATATACATTTAATTTCATATTCCTCATCTGCATAACTATCTTTCTTTATTTTAAATGTGAATTCCATTCCGTAACCGCTCCACTCTTTATCATCACTTTCTTTGTCATAAAGTTCTGATAATCCATAAGTTACAAAATGCCAATAATCCCCACCATCATATACACTAATCCCATCAAGTGGATCTGATCCCCCAAAACACCATTTAATCAAAGGTTCATAATGTTTTGGATTATCCTGACCTGGATATATTCTTTTTGCTTCCTCATCAATTGCATCCCACCCAGAAGCATTTATTATTTTGTTTTCTTTCTTCTCATTCTTGAACTTATCAAATAATCCCATGGTGAATCTCCATTCTTCTATAAATTTCAATTCGTAAGGCTGATGCCCCACAATCATTTTCGTATATTATACCATACTCACATATGCAAAGTCAATGAAAGGCAGGTGAAACTTTGTTCTACATTTTAATCTTTTATATCTTGCAAATTGCAAAAACAGCCGTACAGTAAATCAGAACAACAATAGTCCGAAATTACCGTCACGGCTGGAGATTTACAGGCAGACGAGAAATGCAGTGGAAATGTAAAAAGGAGCGATTTTTGGTCAATTTTTTATCCCTGCAAACTGGAATTTATATCTGCTTCTTCATAACATCATAGCACAGATAATCATTATTATCAGTTTTTATTGAGTGATATCCAATCTCTTGATATCCTCTTTTAAGATAAATTGATTTTGCAGAAAGAGAAGCATCAAGTATTATTTCATCATAATGTTTTGCAATCGTAGTTTCTGCATAGTCTGCTAATTCTCTTCCATACCCATTGCCTTGATATTGGGGCAGTACAAACAAACGGCAAATTTCGTTTTTCTTAATAGTAACTGTACCTACTGCATTTTGCTCTGAATTATAGCATAAAAAAACATTATGATTTGAAATATCATTCATTATATTTTCATCATTATGATGATTAAGAAAAAATACTACTGCACCATTTGGATAATAATGCGGATAGATTTCTTTGATTGTTTTGTGGGTTATTTTCTTGACAATATCAAAATCAAATTCTTGTGCTAATTTTATGCTCATTTCAATACTCCTGTAAACTCCGATTTATAAGGCAAATGCTCCACATTTAAATTTATTAATAGTATACCACAAGCACTATACAAAGTCAATGAAAAGCAGGTGAAACTTTGTTCTACACTTTAATTCTTGAAAACGAAACAGGTCAGCAAATTGACTTGTCCAAAACAGCAAACCGATATATGTTCTCCAAAATCAAAGGACTGAACCCACCCACCGGAACGGTCAGCACTTCAAGCTATGCAGGAATGAATGGCTCATATCTGAACAACGCCTTCATTGAAAAGCGAAACGTGGTCATTCCTTTTGAGATGCGTGGCTTTGATGTGGAACTTCGCAGACATGAACTATATCGTGTGGTCAAGCCGTCCCGATATATCAAGATATACTACTCCACAAAAAATATCTCCGTTTACGCTGAGGGTATCGTGGAAACCTGTGAAATGGAGAATTTTGAAAAGCTGACCAGCGGACAGATTTCCATTCTCTGCCCTGATATTTATTGGTACTCCACTGAAACGCAGATTGCGGAATATTCCCGTGTCAGAGGTGCATTTCATTTTGTCTGCCCTGACAATGACGAACCATTCCCGATTGGTATCTACAATACGCAGGATATGATGACTATCAATAACAGCGGTGATGAGGTCGGATTCACCCTTGAAATCAGCGGAGGACCTGCGAAAAATCCGACCATTTACAACGCTCTGACGGACGAATATATGCAGATTGCAGGCGATATTCAAAAAGGAGATGTTATCACCATAACTACAAAAACGGGCAACAAAACTGTTCTTCTGGAGCGTGAAGGCGTTGTGACAAATATCATCAATCGGCTTGTTTCAGGCTCAACATGGCTGAATCTGAAAGCAGGTGAAAATAAATTCTATGTTCGTGCGTCAGATGGTTTAAATAACCTCAAAGTCTGCCTGATACATCGCAATGCGTACTTAGGAGTGTGAAAATGCAGATTGAAATTTACAATATGACTGTCTTAAATGATAAACTGAATATTTCTCTTGAGGCTGTCTGCGACAGCTTTTCTTCGCTTTTGTGGGATATTGAGTATTACAAGTGCGGTGAGTTTGAGGTGTATATTGCTGCATCTCCCCGAAATATTGAGATTTTTCAGACAGGGAGAATCGTGGGACGTGATGACGACAAGGAACATTTCGGACTGATTGAATCTGTGGAACTTGAAACCGATGCCGAAGATGGAGATTATCTCATTATCAAAGGCAGATTTTTAATGTGCCTTTTGGAAAGGCGTATTATTTACCCAACGTTTAACTTTACAAAACTTGTTTCATATTCTCAGATTATAATGAATGTGGTACAGTATAACGCTTGTACAGCTGGTATCAGAAAAATTCCGGGACTTGTTGTCGGCTGTTCGTCAGGCTCTTGTTGGGATGCTGAAACCAAATTGCAGGTAAGCTATGATAATCTGATGGAATGGGTGTACACCATTTGCGAAAAAATCGGCGGAACTGCAAATATACGTCTGAGTAAAACCAATAATGAGCAATATGAAATGATTTTTGAACTTTCGCAGGGTACTGACAGAAGTATATTACAGGAAATCAATCCGCACATTATTTTTTCTGACAGATACAATAATCTTCTGTCTTTCACCTATTTTACGGATACTTCTGTTAAAAAGAATTATGCCTATGTTCTGGGAAAAGGCGAAGGTGAAAAACGTAAGAGAACTACATATTTTGAGGGTTCAGAACCTTCTTCTCTCGACCGCTATGAGGTGTATGTTGATGCAAAGGACATTTCAGATGAAGAACAGGTTGACAATGAAACAAGACCGCTCCCTGATGCTGAATATTCGGAACTTCTGAAAGAGAAAGGCAAGCAGAATCTTGTTCCCACAAAGACAAAATCAGAATCACAGATTGCAGTGCAGTCCACACAGTTTCAATACGGTGTGGACTATTTTGTTGGGGATTTTGTTACAGTTGAACACCACAGATTTGGAATCAGACAGAATAAAATACAGCTTGTCGGAATGATTGAGAGCTTTGACCGCAACGGCAGAAATCTCACACCAACATTTAAGGAGGATTGATTTATGGCATTTTCATTCGGATTTTTCAATTCTAAAAATCTTGACAGAACGTATACTGCGGAAAATTTCAACGATTATCTCGGCAGTATCATCTGTGACGGGATTCAGGATAACTTCGGACAGTGTTTCAAGCAGTCTGTAAACAAGTTAAAGTTGACGATCGGCAGCGGAAAGGCTTGGATTCAGGGGCATTACTTCATTTCGGATACGGCATATACCTATGACTTATCTCGCTATGTAGACGAATCCCTGCCGAGATATATGGCGATCGGTATCTGTTGCAACACTTCTGAAAACGTCCGCAATGTCAGCTTTGAAATTCTCGCAGGAACACCTGCCTCCAATCCTGCAATACCGAGATTTCAGAACACAGATTACAAGAAATATCTCACCCTTTGCATTATCAGACTTGATGCAGGCACATCAGAACTCAGCATTACAGATTATCGTGAAAATTCAAACTACTGCGGATATGTCCGCTGTATTTTAGGCAAATGCAAGGTCACGGATATGCTTTCACAGCTTTCTGAAATTCAGACGCAGATAAAAGATTACAACATAACAGTTAGTCAGTTAACGACAAAGATAAACGAGTTAACGCTGAAAATTGATGAGATGACAGGCGATGTGGTTTCTATCGGCAAATGCGGTCAAAGTGTGGATTTTGTGCTTTATTCAGACGGCAGACTGCTCCTCAAAGGTACTGGGGCAACCTATGACTACAATTCTGACAGTAATCCTTCCCCATTTTTGGATAATAACAATATCAAGACAGTCATTGTTTCAGAGGGTGTGACCGGCATTGGCGAACGGCTTTTTCAGTATTGCGACAATCTGAAAACAGTATCACTTCCGACAACACTTACTACAATCAAAAAGGCTGCATTTCTGCCGCATATTGACGGTTACATTTATCATCAGAGTCTAAACGGCTTGACGGAACTGAAGATTCCGGAACGTGTTACGGAACTTGGCGTAAACGCATTTGCCGGAACGGCAATCAAGTCTGTAACCGTTCCGTCCTCTGTGGTAACCGTAGGTGCAATGGCATTCAGCGAGTGTCAGTATCTTGAAACGGTGCGATACGGCGGCAAAGTCATTAGTGACAGAATGTTTGTACGATGCACAAAACTGAAAAATCTTACTCTTACAAAAAGTGTCAAGGAAATTGTGGGTGGATGTTTCAACTACTGTGAATCTTTGAACACGATTACTTATGAAGGTTCTCTTGCCGACTGGAACGCTGTGAAGAAAAATACAAACTGGGACAGTCATGCAGTTGATATTGAATCTCCGCTTTCAAAAATCCAGTGCCTTGATGGATATATGGAATATGTTGCAAACACAAAAACATGGAAAGAGGTGAAGGAATAATGCTGAAATTCCTTGTAAAGGGACAGAAAATTGAGATTCTGGAACGTGAAGTGATTGCCTCCGACCAGATTGCATTTGTAACACTGAAATTTGTATTTGACGGTGACTGGAAGAAGTTTCACAAGGTGGTGCAGTTTACCCAATGTGATGAAACATACAACCGTGTGCTCTGCACTGACGGACTGTCCTGTTTGCTGCCTGCGGAGCTTCATGCAGGTGCGGTAAAGCTATCCGTATTCGGATATGACGCTGACAATACAGAGGGATTAAGAGCGACAACAGTTTCGGTAACACTGCATATCCGTTCATCCGGATTTGTGGGAGATGATACAGAATCGCCCGTTCCTCCGACCCCCGATTTGTATACGCAGCTTTTACAGAAAATCGGTGAAGTGCAGCACGGGAAAGATGGCGCAGACGGCAAGGATGGAAAAGACGGCTTATCTGCATATGAACTTGCTGTGGAGAATGGTTTTACAGGGACACTTGCAGAGTGGCTTGCTTCTCTCAAAGGGAAAGACGGCGAAAATGGCGTGGATGGGAAAGATGGTGTGAATGGCTCTGACGGTAAATCCGCATATATCATTGCCGTGGAGCACGGTTTTTCGGGAACGGAAACCGAGTGGCTGGAATCGCTGAAAGGGGCAGATGGAAGTGATGCAGATGATATGGATTTATCCGGCTATGCCACCAAAGCGGAACTGCAAAAGATAACGGAAAATGCCGTATATCTGGAAAATCTCATCAAACAGACAAGTTCTGTCAGCGATACCGTTTTATTTGAATCCGGTACAGATGCCCTTGAGAAATACGGCGAAAATATTTACACCTATTACAATGACGGCTATCGTTCTCTTGCAGGTTTTGCGGAGAGTTATCCGCATTTCTGCTGTGCCGAAAATGATTATGCACTGCACTTCAATCAAACAGATTTTGGTTGGGCAGGAACGGTATTTGTGATGTGTCTGACACCTGTTTTCATCACTTCTGCCATGCACTTGATTTTGAATTATGTGGTTGGTGCGTTGGAAAATGCCGAGTTTTATCTGGTGAGAAAAACCGATAAGACAGGCTCTGAACTTGCAAGGCACATTTACGAAGAAATCCAAAACGGCAATGCAGTTTCATTGTCATTTCAATGGCTTTATTCCGATAAGTCCATTTCAGTGATGCAGTCACTGGAAAATGTGTCGGATGGAGAATATTATCTTGCCTTTCAAGGCACATCGGATAATTCCCATCCGATGGTGAAATCTATCAAATTTATGAAAGGGTGATGTTTATGAAAGAAACAATCTGTATGATTGCAGGCGTGGTGGGCGGAGTGATTACCACACTGCTCGGCGGCTGGGATTCCGCATTGGCAACACTTGTAGTTTTTATGGGCATTGACTTTGTGACAGGTGTCGTAACAGCTGTCATGGGCAAATCCAAGCACAGCAGCAGCGGTTCTCTCAGCAGTAAGGCAGGCTGGATTGGGCTTGCGAAGAAGTTCTGCATTCTGCTCATGGTGGTGGTTGGTGTCAGAATTGATATTCTCGTTGGCACAAATTATATCCGTGATACCGTGTGCATCAGCTTCTGTCTGAACGAACTGCTCTCCATTATCGAGAATACGACACTTATGGGAATTCCTTTCCCACCTGCATTCAAAAAAGCAATTGATGTTCTGCAAACGAAAGTAGGCAGAACTGAAGAGGAAAAGGAGGACGAATAAATGGCTATTTTAAGACCTGATACATCAACTACTCTGAATGGAGTGAAAATCAACGAGTATTTACTCACAAAACATAATCCCAACAGAATCGATATGCCCTCTGTTTCAATGGAAGGCAAAGTTATCGGTGTAACAGTTCACAATACCGACTGGATTTCTGTGGCAAGCGGAACGACACCTGCGGAGCAGTATACAAGAGCAACTGTTAATGGCAATATGAAAGATGTCAGGGTGCATTATTACGTTGATAATACCTGTGCATGGCAGAATCTGCCCCACAGCCTGAGCGGCTGGCACGCCGCTGATGGTAGTGGCAATGGCAATCGTAGAACAATTGCGATCGAGTGCATTATGTCATCTGCGTATAATGTGACAGATAAGAAGTCTGAGGACAATTGTGCAAGATTGGCGGCAGCTTTGCTGAAGAAATACAATCTTGATATTAACCACCTCTTTACCCACACCCACTGGCTCAATGTCAGGGACGGAAAATCGGGTACTGTGGATTATCTCAATACTGCAAGAAATCCGTACAAGATGTGTCCGCTGTATATTTTGCCGCACTGGTCCGCTTTCAAGTCAAAGGTGCAGTCTTACATGAAATCAGGTACTTCTGTATCGAAAAATCCGACAACAAAGCTGCTCTACAGAGTTCGCAAAAGCTGGAGTGACGCAAAGTCTCAGATTGGTGCATTTTCTTCTTTGGACAATGCAAAAAAGGCATGTAAACCAGGATATTATGTGTTTGATGCAAACGGCAATGTTGTCTATCCAACCAAAAAGTCCGTTGACGAAATTGCCCGTGAAGTCATTCAGGGTAAATGGGGTAATGGCACTGACCGCAAAAAAAGACTTACAAATGCCGGATATGATTACAATGCCGTGCAGAAGCGTGTGAATGAACTGATGAAATAATATGTCAAATATGTCCCTGAGTAGTTTTTCGGAACTGCTCAGGGATTTTTTCTTTTAGGGGCTAATTTTCTGGAGCTTTTAGCGGACTGTATGGTAGGAGGTGCTGCTTGTGACAACAGAAGAAAAAAGAACCGTTGAGCTTTTGCGGCAAAACGGAAAAAGCAATGCAGAAATTGCAGAGCATTTGCATATATCGCCCAACACTATTAAGTCCTATCTGAAACGCAAGAAAAGAAGTGATAACTCTTGCCTGATGTGTGGCATTACCATTACACAGACACCGCATAGAAAGAAGAAAAAATTCTGCTCCGACCACTGTCGACAGAAATATTGGAGAAAGAATGCAGGAAGAACCTCCGCAATGAAAGAAGTCGTCTGTGCAGGATGTGGAAAGAAATTCTATGCCTATGAAAGCAAACAGCGTAAATACTGCTCACTTCTCTGCTATCACGGAGGTATTGCGGATGAACAGTGAAAAATTACAAAAAATCAGCACCTATAAGGTCACACTTGCTGTTCTGAAAAAGTGGCGGAAAGACGGCATTATTTCGGAACATGAATTTCGTAAATGCGAGTTAAAAATTGCCGAAAAATTCGATATATCTTTGTGCAGTATATATCGTGAAACTGCTTGACTTTAGGTCGCTTCTGATTTAATATGTAACACTGAGGAGGGATACTATATGGCACGCACCATAAAAAAGGTCGAATTTCTGCCTAAAATGCCAAAACTGCTGAACGTTGCCGCTTATGCCAGAGTGTCCAGCGGCAAAGATGCCATGCTGCATTCTCTTTCCGCACAGGTAAGCTATTACAGTGAAAAAATTCAGAAACACACCGGATGGAAATATTGCGGTGTGTATGCAGATGAGGCAGCAACAGGTACGAAAGACAACAGAGAACAGTTTCAGAAACTTCTTGAAAAATGCCGTGCTGGCAGCATGGACTTGATTCTTACGAAATCCATCAGCAGATTTGCACGAAATACCGTCACATTACTTGAAACTATACGTGAATTGAAAGATTTAGGTGTGGATGTTTATTTTGAAGAGCAGAATATTCACAGTCTTTCAGCAGACGGCGAACTGATGCTGACGATTCTTGCAAGCTATGCACAGGAAGAAAGCCGTTCAGCAAGCGAAAATCGCAAGTGGCAAATCCGAAAAGACTTTAAAGAAGGCAAAATCGGGAGCATTACAATTTTCGGGTATCGGAGAAATGCTGACGGTATTCTGGAAATTGAACCCACGGAAGCAGAAATCGTTAAGATGATTTTTTCGGACTATCTTTCCGGAATGGGTGGACCATAGTCAATAATCTGGACACAAAAAGGCGAAAAGAAAAAAGATTAAAGTAAAGATTTTTCAAAATGAATG